CCACTACATACATTAGCCATCTGGTTTGCTCCCACTATGGGGAATCCGCATACTGAAGGCTATTGTATAAATCATATACTTCCCAGCTTTGCAAATCATCCATAAAGTAAGCCAGACTAACTAGCCTATACTCTATTACTAGGGTCTGAAATACTTTATGGATAATCAGTTTTTTCCAGTATCCCCTTCATCCGTTTTGGCTTCGTCGGCTACTTCCTTGTTGGTTATGCCTATTTGATGGTTATACACATCTGTAAGCCACTGGGAAAAATCATTTAAGCTACTGGGGTTATCATCTATCCAATCTAAGAAATCATCAAAGGATAAAGCCATATCCCTAGCGGATGCTACCACTACTGAATAGAAGAAAGTGATTACATCTGTCAGCCCCTACGGGTTAAATGATTTCTGGGTTATATTCTCGTAAATCATCAAAGCCCTAAAACTGTACTTCAGGGCTATTTCTCTTTCCTTAATTGTTACCTTCATACTATTATCATCAATATAAAAAAAGGATACTGGCACTACCAGTACCCTTATCTTCATCTGGTTTATTATTCAGTCTTACTTTTAACCAAAGCACCGCTTCCAGTAAGGGTAATACTCATAGTGGCATTTTCCCCAGTATTGGCATTGGTGGTAAGGGATGTAACAAACACTTTTCCAGAATAATAGTGCTTAGTCTAATCCAAATTGTATGCTTCAGCATCATTCTGCAAACCATTCACATCCCAATTAGAAGCAAAACCGAAAGCTACAGTTAAAGGGGTTTTGCTAATCATTGCATCAAAGATTTCCGAATAGTACTTATCTGTGTAAAGGTTTTCTGAAGTGATTTCCCAAGTGATATTACCGATTTCACTAGCACCCCAGAATCCGTGATCTTTGCTCGAAATGTCGATGGTGTTGCCGTTTATTGTTAAGGTGTGTGCAGTGGCATAGGCTATGCTTTTCTGGTTGTTGAAAAGCATAAGCTCATCACCTTTGATTATTTTTTCCATATATCAGTTACTTTAATTCGTTTTTATTGTGAAGTTTAATCTTTGTATATAGGCATTTTCCATATATTCTTCCTATACTGAAGAAAGCCTAATACTACTAATCTTTATAGTATCATCTTTGTATCTCTCATTCTCTAGGATGCTTCTTATCTGGTTAGCTATTTCCAGTGATTCCACATAGTTATCCGATACAGAAAGTATCAGGAAATCCACTGTGTTTTCTACTGTGCCATCCTTACAGTATTCCACTGTTAATCCAGTCCTAGAATACACTATGAAGGGGTATGTGGTATCTGCATTAGCCACCAAAGGAAATATCTTCTTAGATGTAACCTTACCAGATAACACTTCATCTTCTGATAGCATCCTATAAATATACTTTCCAACCAGTAAGCTATTATCCATTTCCTTATTCGTTCACTAATTCCGTTAATATGGTTTTCTATTGCCTATAGGTATCTGGTTCTATACTGATTACCCTATAGTACTTACCATTATATAGTATCCTATCTGTATCCATCACATCTACATATATCCTAACAGTAAACTTCTTACTGTAGTCATAGAAAATTTCATCATTCTGGATAGTTCGGCTTCCTAAACTGTGTTCTACCTAAGCCCTAGTGGTTAGTACCTTCTGGTAGGTAGTGGAAATATCCCCGTAATCCGATTGCTATTCCATCTGTCTATAGATGGATATAACTTCATTCAATAGTCCAGCCCTCATATTACGGTAAGAAATAATGTTTGTAAAGCCCCAGAAGATAATCTAATGTGTGTGGCACTTTTACTGCAGTACTGTAAGCGGTCGGTTCTCTGTTTGCATACAGATTACCTACCAGTAGAAGGATGGAATGAATGATAGCGGATGGTAACTAACCATCCACTGCCAAATCATCCAAAGCTATGTCCAGATGCTTTGAAACGGCATCTTCAGCTACTTCTATCAGATAGGATATATAGGCATCATCCTCAGTAAAGGAATCATCTATGTTAAGATGCTTCTTAGTTTCTTTCAATGTAGTAAACATAGCTTTATTCATTATTAGTATTATCAGGCTTTTAAGGTTCTGGCTACAAATGCTTCTGCTCGTCTGGGCTTTGCATCAAAGTAGGCATTAATCACTAATCTTACTTTACCATTAGTAGCCTGAGTATATGGATCTACCAATAAATCAATGGAACCCCATTGTGCAATTACATAATCTTCAAAGTTACCGCAAACAATACCTTTTGCATTTGAAGTTGAGAAGGTTTTAATACCGTCAATCTCACCATTCTCCATAATATAACCAGCAGCAACAGTACCACTCTTTGGAGTAGTTCTTAAAGTAGCCTTAATTGTAGGAGATACAATAAATTGGTACTCACCTAATACATTTGCATCTTCAAGGTTAGCTTCCATACCAACAATAGACTCATAATTTACATCAGTAAGTTCACTAGCATCATTAAAAATACCAGCAGGCTGAGTAGTAGTACCAGCAGCATTACCAAGAATAGTAGCTTCAAGTTTATCAGAAATAGCTCTGATAATATCATTCTTTAACATTTCCTCAGCACCAACAGAATCTTGGTTAAGGAATTGTTTTGATATATCAATATAAGCGGTAAGTCTCTTTGGAGAGAGCTTAACCTCAGAGAATGTACCTGCACCATCCTTAGCATCATCAATTTCACCTTCCCAAGTTACAGAAGTACCAGAATAAGCAGGAATAGAAACATCACCTACTAAACCTGTAAGAACTGTAGCACCAGCTTCAGCCATAACTAAATTTGCTCTAAGTGGCTCTAAGATATTCAGTTTATCTACTGCTACAACATCCTCACCCTCACTAGCAACAGTAATAGCAGCTCTTTCCTCTACAGGGAGCTGAATTTGACCTTCGTAAGCCTAACCTGCTTTGCGCATTTCTGCAATACCTGCATTAACTACTTCTTGGCTTCTTTCATCTAATTGCTGTCCAGATGCAACAGCCTTAATAGTTTTAATTAATGAAAATTTTTCCATAGTTCTTTTTTCAATATTATTTGTTTTGTTATTTAGTTTATCATTAATCTGTCTAATCTCATTATCTGTATCTTTTATTTGCTCTATAAGTGTTTCAAACTCTTTATTTTCTTCGTCTGTGAGTTTACGCTATTCTATTTCAGCAGCCTTAACA